ATCGACTTCAGCCATTGCCGTATTAATTAAAAGCCCTGTTGTCGCGACAGGTAGGACAGACCTGGGTCACCCGTTTAAACGGTACGCTTGCTATCGGCTAGAACGGAATGTCTTCGTCAATTGCAACAGCTTGTGAAGCTGATTGAGCAGCTTGCGGTCCTGATTGAGGGCCATCAGTGTAGAAGATCTTCACATTACCCAAAATAGGTGTCTGGGTCTTTGCTTCACGCTCTTCTGCGGTCAGGCTCTGGCTGATAAAGCCATTGTTATCATACTGATCCAGCTCATCACTGATAAACGTAGTCAGATCCAGATAAGTCCCCTTCGCGCCTTGATACAAACGGCTTTTGTCGATCTTTGTAACATCAATTCTTACTGATATTCCTAATTTCATGCTAATTCCTCACACTCTTGGTTGATTATATTAACCGCTTTCACGATTTCTTCGTACATCTTACTGCAAAACTCTTCATCGTACTCTACTGTGACCAGTACAGGCTCCATCTCTGGGTGATACGCTAAAAAATCCCAAGTACTTCTGCCTGTTATCATCATGCAGCCTTGAATCTGCTGCCAGTATTTTTTTACGCCTTTCATTGGATCTTCAATATAGGCCAACATGGTGTTTTCTGCTGGGCATTTAATCTCAAGCCCACTGTCTTCACCAACTAAACCGTCAGGACTGCATCCAAATTCTTCACTATCATCAAGGATAAATCCAGCCTCAACTACAGTGTTATTAGTCAACAACTCATAATATTCCCGCGCTTCTGGCTCAAGCTCGTTACCTCTTGCCATGTGCTCAGACTGAAAATGTGGTGTTGACTCACCAGATAGCCTTTCAATAACCAATTGTTCAATGTATTTTCCGGCAGATCCAGATGGTTTTCCAGAGGTTGTTATCAGCTTTGCGAATTGACTAGCTGAAGGTCTGCCTATCCTACTAGCAAGCCAGCCATCACTCCCCTGAACGTGCGATAATATTTTCATCGTCTCCACTCCGCGTTCTTGGCTTAGGTCTGACAGGATAAAGCTCGCAATCTGGTGAACTGCAATCCTCCACCTGCTTTAACCAGGTGCCTGGGGCCAGACTATCGTATATGCAACCTTTACAATAGTCATTGATGGCCTTCCTCAAGCTCATTTAATCTTCGCCTTTAGTGCAGCAACAGCTTTAGGGTAATGAATTGCTAGCATTTCGTCTACACTGCTGGCTTTAAAGAACCCCAAGAACTTAGTAACGTCACCATTAGCCTGCTCAAGCAAGTCTTTAATGTCCTCAGCCTGAGCTGGAGTCAAAACCTCTGTTTTAGAAGCCTCTGGCATCTCTTCACCGGCATAGATATATAAACCTAAGCCGTGCATCGCTATACATTTAACTAAACATCTAATCCTAGCATCAGAAATGTCGCGGCTAGTTGGTGTCACTATGCTTTTGTTTCGGTTATCCATGACTGGCAGCCACATTTTGTGCGTCTTGCCCTCAACTGACACTGAAACAGATACCTCAACAGTATCGGATGGGTTAAACTCTGGTGCAAAATACTCATAGGTGCTTTCTGGGTAATGCTCATTAAGTGTTTGCCATGCCCATGCCCAGCTCAAATATGAAAGCTGGCCTTTTTTTGCTATGTGAGCACTACAATCAATGGCCGATAATGTGGCCCATACGCTTTTACTTGTCATTAGTTAAATTCTCCTGCTGATTTCATTTGTTCGAATACGTATCTTGCTCCGTATCCAATGTAATACGCTTCAGTCTCATCACTGGGCGCTTCATTTCCTACCTTACAGTCCATATCCCCACGATCAATATCGTTAAGATACGTTGAAGTTTCTAAATTCATATTAACCCCACCTGGCTTGATAGCCTTCAAGAACTTTATTTACTAAACGTTGGTTTTCTTTAGCTGCCGCTATATCGCGATCCAGCTCTTCTTTGGTCATGGGATCATAAACTGGCTTAGTGTGACGCATTGCTACACGATTCTCATATGCCTCTTCGGACTCGTCGTGCGGACGGCCAAACAATGAAATACTCAAAGCATTGCA